GCCAAGGCCGCTCGATGAGCGCCGATCTCGCGCTCACGATCGCAGGCTGGGCCGTCGTCGGCCTGGGGGCGTGGCTGCTGCTCGGGTTGCTCGTCGGGCTCGTAGTCTCGCGGTTCATCGCGATCGGTGACTACGACGCGCAGCCCGACGAGCGCCCGGAGCCGCGCCACGTTGCCCCCCGGGCGGCGCGGCCGGCGCCTCGCGTCCCGCGCCAGCTCCAGCGCTCGCGCCCCGGCCTGACGTGCCGCCCGGGGCGTCCGTGCTCGCTCTGCGAGCGCGCTACGTGCGTGGCGGCGCCCTGCTGTCCGCATTGCCGGCACGACCCGACGAACGATCAGATGTGAGGGGCGACGAGATGGACGAGGTGCAGGACGAGAGCGCGGAGCTACGCGAGGCGCGCAAGGAGGTGGCTCTCTGCGCGCAGAAGGTTGCCAAGGTCGGGCCGCACGCCGCGCGCATGGCGATCCTGCGTGAGGACCCGGCCGGCGTCGAGTTGACGCTGCGTTGGGTGAATGAACTGCGCGAGGCGACAGGTGCGCTGCGCGAGGCCTTGGAGGACGTTCACGACCTGTTGTCGCCAGAGACCCCCGGCGGCGCGTCGTGACGCGCATCGTGGTCGACGGGGCGACTCTGGCCCAGCTCGACGAGACGTTCATCGGGCTCGTCCTGGTAGTCGCCTACGTGGTCGGGCCGTTCTGGACGTGGCGCTCGCAGTGGGCGCAGGCGACGCGCAGGACCGCCCCGACCCCGCGCCGGGCCGCGGCCCGCGGGCGCACGCACGTGCGCGCCATGCTCGCCGAACTGGACCCCGCGCCGCGGGTGCAGGCGCAGCAGGTGCGCTACATCGCCCGGCCCGCGGGCCGACACGTCGCGGTGAGTGCCTGGTGACCCGTGGCTGGTGACCCGAGGCTCAGCAGCCATGCGCGGCGCGTACTCAAGAAGACGATGGGTGCACTATGGGCGGCGGCCGAGCGGCCATGCGCGAAGTGCGGGAAGCCGATCGACTACGCGCAGATGTGGGATCTCGGGGAGATCGTGGCCAGGATGCACGGGGGCGACCCGCTGGATCGTGCCAACGTGCAGCCCGAGCACCCGAGATGTGGACGGTCAGCGGGCGCGAGCATGGGCAACCGTGCTCGCGCCCGACGCGCGTCGACGGCTGGGGCGAATGGGTACAGGTCGACGGCGACGAGGCGGCTTGATCGCTCGCGCGATTGGTGAGAGGATGACCCCGGTTGCCCCGATTCTTTTGATCTTGGTTCCCTGACCCCGGTCCTGACCAAAAATCCTCCCTCCCTGGCGATCTTGGCCTAGGGTCGAGAGCGGCGCGCAGTGCACTCGCGAGGGCGGCGCCGCGCCTTGAGCCCCGCCCGATGGGCGGGGCTCTCGTGCGTCCGGGGGTACTTATGCGCGACACTTAGCCACATGGCCGTGAAGCTCTGTCCAGGCAAGGCGGCCCCGTGCGGTGCGCCGATCCCCCCGCCGGTCGGGATGGGGCGACCGCGCGAGTACTGCGCCGACTGCTCGCCGCAGCGCATTCGTCCCGGCCGACCGCTGCGCCGTCTGCGCGTCGCTCCGGACGCCGCGACGTCCGAGCCGACGCCCCCGACCGTCGAGCGCCCGCGGCCCGCGCCGCCGGAGCCCGACAGCACGCCGGCCGCCGAGGTGCTGCTGTACCCGTCCACGCTCGCGACGCTCCGGGCCGCGGGTGCGCTGGAGCACTGGGGCGCGAGCGCCGCGCTGCTGATGGCGCAGCGCATCGACGGGTGCGACATCGTCGGCTCCCCGCTCGCGGCCATGATCAAGGCACACCGCGACAGCATGAGCGCCGCGCTCGCCGAGTCGGCTGCCGACGGTGACGCGCTCGACGACGTGTTCTCGCGGACGTCGTGAGCGAGGCGCCGGCCGAGACGCCCGACGTCGGGGCGCCGCTGCGGCTCGACGGCGTGCGCGTCCGGCCGGCGCATCTGCACGTCCCGCCGCGCGCCAGCTCGGCCACCGCGCAGGTACTGGCCGTGGCCGAGATGGCGGGTCGCTCGCACGAGCCCGAGCAGATCTTGGCGATCGACGTCCTGTCGGGACGTCGGGCTGACGGTCGCCCGGCCGCGCGTACCGGCGTGGTGGTCTGTGCGCGACAGAACCTCAAGACCTACTGTCTCGAATCCGTCGCGCTGCATAGACTGCTCGATCCGTCGCTCGGTCCACAGCTCATCATCTGGACAGCGCAGCGACTGACGGCGACAGAGGAGACGTACCGTCACTTGATCGCCATGCTCGACTCCGATGACCGGCCGGCGCTGCGCAAGCGGCTGCTCCGCTCGAGCTCGAGCAAGGGCTTCATGGAGATCGAGATGCGGAGCGGGTCGCGGATCAAGTTCATGGCGCGCTCTGCGAAGTCGGGCCCCTCACTGACCGGTGATCTGATCGTGCTGGATGAGGCGTTCGCCGTCGAGGCTGATCACCTCGGGGCGCTGCTGCCGACGCTCTCGACGCGCCCACACGCACAGGTGCTGTGGGGGTCGTCGGCGCCGCACGCGACGTCGGCCGAGCTGCGGCGCGTGATGGAGCGGGGGCGCAAGGGCGGCAAGGGCGCCCCGGCCTACGTCGAGTGGTGCGCGTCGGGCAGCTGGGAGGAGCCGCCGTGCGCACTTGGGGTGGCGTGCTCGCACGAGGTCGGCAAGGTCGACGGCTGCGCGCTCGACGATCGCGAGCAGGTGCGCGCGGCGAACCCGCTCGCCGGCGTCCGGCTCGACTGGGAGGTGCTCGACGACGAGCGGCGCGACCTGAGTCCGCGCATGTTCGCCCGCGAGCGGCTCGGTTGGGGCGAAGATCCGGCCGTGGCCGGGCGTCCGCCGATCACGATCGACGGATGGCGCCGCCGGATCGACCCGGACTCGTCCCCGGTCGGACAGGTCTGCATGGCCGTCGAGATCAGCCAATCACGCGAGTGGTCGAGCATCACGGTCGCCGGCCACCGCGCGGACGGCGACCGACACCTCGGTCTCGTCGACCGGCGCCCCGGCACCGAGTGGCTCCTGCCGCGGCTGCTCGACCTTGCCGCGCGGCCGGACCTGGCGAACATCGACCGCGGCCCGGCCGGGCGCCCGAAGTTCGCGCGCGCCATCGCGATCGACCCGGTGTCGCCGGCCGGCTCGCTCATCGAGCCACTACGACTGGCCGGCGTCGACGTCGTCGTGATGACGACGCGGGAGGTCGGCATCGCGTGCTCGACCTTGCAGGACGCGGTAGCGCAGGGCAACGTCTGGCATCACGGCAGTCCGGACATGGAGGACGCGCTGCGCGGTGCCGTCCGCCGCGACATCGGGGAAGGGCAATGGGCGTTCGGGCGCGCACGCTCGGCGCGCGCCGACGTCGAGATCGACCCGATCGTCGGCGCCGCGAACGCGCTCTGGCTGGCCGATCTTGTCGGGCGCGGCTACGACGTTGGCGCGAGCATCTACTGAGCGCCCGAGTAGACACGAGTAGACATTCGTGCCACACTGAAGCCATGGCCGGACATCCAGTAATGACCGTTCGCGCGTTGCTCACTGCGACCCTGCTCGCGTCGCTCGTCGCCTGCGGCGCCCCGGCACGCGGCGTCGTGGTCGAGAAGGACTACGCACCGGCGCGTGCGACCACCGTGTGCCATCTCGTCGGGAAGGTCACCGTCTGCTCCCCGACGCGCAGGCCGGAAGAGTGGTCCATCAAGATCCGCAGCGGCGAGGATGAGGGCTGGCGCTCGGTGGACGGCGAGACGTGGCGACAGATCAGGGTCGGCCAGTTCGTCGACTTCGGCGGCGAGTAGTCGCCACGCCCCCGTCCGGCCGAGCGTCATCGGTCGGGCGGGGGTGCACGTGTAGCCTGGTGACGTGCCAACTCCTGGCAGGCTGCGCGCTGGCGTCACGACCGTGCTTGACGTCGTGGCGCTCGTCGCCGTGCCCTTCGGCGCCGGGCTCGTCGCGGGGGTCGGCGTTGGTCTGATCGTCGGTGGCCTGTGCTGCGCGCTCGCGAGCTGGGGCATCACGCGCGGCGCCGCGGGCGGCGCTGAGTGAGCCTGCTCTGGGGGCGGCCCGCCGCGCGCGCCGGGGTCGAGTCGCGCGCGCTCTCGTTCGGCGACGTGTTCGCGACCGGCGGCGACGTCCGCGGCTATGGCGACGTCGCTGCACACAGCTCGCTCGTCCCCCTGTTCGCGGCGCACCGCGAGATCATCGACGCCGTGGCCGGCGTACCCTTGCGTGGCTACCGTCGCGCGGCCGACGGCACGCTCGTCGAGATGACCGACGACCCGAGCATCATCAGACCGGTCGTCGGCACGCGCTACACCTGGGTGCAGCAGTGCGTGGCGAGCCTGCTCAGCGACGGCAACGCCTATGGCTTGCCGACCGGCGTCACGTCGGGCGGCTGGCCCGATCGGGTGATGTGGACCGACCCGGCCGACTGGAGCATCGACGACACCGAGCTGATCCCTCGGTACTACTACCGGGGTCGATCGTTCGGTCCGAGCGAGATCATCCACATTCCGTGGATTCAGCGCCCCGGCCGCTGGGAGGGGATCTCGCCCCTGCGTGCATTCCGTGATGCATGGCAGGCGGGCGAGTCGGCACAGACCGTCGCGAAAAACTGGTTCGGCGGCGGCGCGATCCCGAGCGGCCACCTCAAGAACATTGCGCAGACGCTCGACGCGGCGTCCTCGACCGCGGCCAAGAGTCTGTTCCGGGCGGCCGTGCGTGGCCGCGACGTGCTCGTGACCGGCAAGGACTGGGAGTACTCGCCGGTCGGAGTGCCGGCCGACGAACAGCGCTTCGTCGAGCAGATGAAGCTGACCGCGTCGCAGGTTGCGGCAATCTACGGCTTGCCGCCCGAGGATGTCGGCGGCGAGGCGGCGAACAGCCTCACCTACGCGACCGTCGAAGGTAACGAGCGACGACGTGCGCAGCGCGTCAGCGCACCGTGGTGCGCGCGCATCGAGCAGGCGCTGACCGCGCAGACCGCGCGCCCGGTCGTGATCAAATTCGACTTGGACGCCACGGTCCGCGCGACCTACGGCGAGCGCGTCGCTGCCTACTCGGCCGCGCTCGACTCCGGTCAGCTCGTGCTCTCCGAGGTGCGCGAGCGCGAGGACATGTCCCCGCTCACCCCCGAGCAGTGGGCCGAATGGGCGCAGTGGAGCGCAGCGCGCGGCGCCGCCAAGCCGGCACCCGAAACCGAGCCGACGGCGCCCGACGAAGGGACGACCCCATGAGCAAGCACCGCGAGATCGAGCGTCGGTGGACGAAGTCCGTGGCCGGGGTCGACCTGCGCGCCAAGAGCGAGGCGGCCGGCAGCAGCGAGACCGTACTGACCGGCCGCGCCATCGTCTACGGCGCCTACTCGCGCGACCTCGGCGGATTCGTCGAGCGGGTCGACGCCGGGTTCATCGCGCAGACGCTGCGCGATGGCGCGGACGTCTTGGCCCGCTATCAGCACGACAGCGACATGCTGCTCGGCCGGACGGTGTCCGGCACGCTCGACCTGCGCGACAGCGACGACGGCCTCGACTACGAGGTGCGCCTGCCGGACACTGGCTATGCCCGCGACCTTGCCGTGCTGGCTGCGCGCGGCGACGTCCGCAACTCGTCGTTCGCGTTCAGGTTGATGCCGGGCGGAGACGAGTGGGGCCTGACTGACCAGGGCGCCCCGCTGCGCACGCTGCTGCGCGGCGGGGGCGCGCTGGTCGACGTCGCGCCGGTCGTGAGTCCGGCCTACCCTGACGCGACGAGCGGCCTGCGCTCGCTCGCCGAACAGCGCGGACTCGACCTCGACATGGTCACCGCGGCGGCGGCGGCGCACGGGCTCGGCGAGCTGCTGCGCTCGCAGGCGCCGACCGTCATCGACCTCGGATCGACGCAGACCACACAGGCCAGCGAGCACCGTGAGCAGGAGGCGGCCCCGGGACCA